GTAGACGGTTCTGCATATTGGATGTCAGAGAATGGTTTTTTTAGATACGCTGGTAAATTAGAATCATTACCATGTTTAGTAGAGGACTTTGTTTATGATAATATAAATTTAGATTCTGGTAATCAAATGGTATCTGCTGGATTAAATAATTTATTTGGTGAGGTCATGTGGTTCTATCCAGAATCAAATTCTTCAGTGGTTAATAGAATGGTAGCATATAATTATTTTGATTCATCTCCGACAAGACCTGTGTGGACAGTTGGTAGTTTAGCAAGAACGATGTGGAGAGACTCTGCTGTTTTTGGTTTACCACATGCGTTAGAGTATGACGCAGATACAGATACATCTTTTGACGTTGTAGGCAATACAGAGGGTAGAACATCTTATTATGAACATGAGACAGGCACAGATCAAAATAGAAATGGAACTATTACTGCGATCACTGCAAATATTACATCTGGAGATTTTGATATTAGTCAAAGAAGAAGTGCATTAGGTCAAACCACAGGTGGAGCAGATCTTAGAGGGGATGGCGAATTTGTGATGAAGATAAGAAGATTTATACCTGATTTTATTTCACAAACAGGAACAACTAGAGTAACATTAAATTTAAGAAATTTTCCAAATGATACAGCTTCTAGTTCTTCATTAGGCCCGTTTGATATTACAACATCTACACAAAAAGTAGATACACGTGCTAGAGCAAGAGCCATAGCATTAAAAGTTGAGAACACAGGATCAAGTCAAGATTGGAGACTTGGGACCTTTAGATTAGATATTCAACCAGATGGACGTAGATAATGGCTAAAATAGTACAAGTATTAACAAGACCCACACCTAATTATGATTTAGGAACAGCGGAGGCTCAAGTGAGAGATCTTGATGCAATCGTAGAAAAATTAAATACTACATTTCAAGAAGAACTAAAAGATGAGGTAGAAGCGTTTAACTTCTTTTTAAATTAATGGCAAATAATTTTATAAATAAAAAAGTAGATTTAACTACAACAGATTTAACAACACTTTATACAGTGCCCTCATTTAAAACTGCTGTTGTAAAATCTTTGTTAGTGTCAAACGATGCGGGATCTAGTTGTAATATAGATATAACGTTAGTGGATGCATCTTCTAATATATTTAATTTATTTAAAACTAAAGCAGTGGATACTAATACTACAACAGAACTTTTAACTCAACCTCTTGTAATGGAGGAAAGTGAGATACTTAAAGTACAAGCTTCTGACGCGAACGAGCTGCACGTCATAGCTTCAATATTAGAGATACAGCCGCGAGAGGTAACAACATAATGTTAGAATTGAAACCAACAAAAGTAGAAACAACTTATAGACACAAAGAAACAGGAGAACTTTTTAAAGAAAGAAAAGACTGGGAATCAAAGGGTTATAAAGAAGAAGACATGGCTCAAGATGTAAATGTCGTAATGCCGAGTCTTGATTTATTTAGTAAAACAAAATAGAATGGTAGGATGGCAATAACTAGAGCACAACAAGCAAAACAGATGTTACAAGACGGAGGACGTATAGGACTTCAAGGTGGTGGTAAAGATCTTGGAAAAGGTGCTACTGGTATGGGATCTGGAAAAAGTAAAGGGATATCTCCGGGTAGATCACAAGCGCAATTTGGTCATAAAGCTCATGCGGGTAAAACATTAGATCAAGCTAAATCAGATCAAAGATTAGGTATAAGAGGCACACCTAAAGGTTCAGACCCTTTTGCAGGACATAGTCCAGCAGAAGAAAAAGCTTTTAAAAAACAACAAGAAATAAGTACACAAATACAAAAAGGTGCTTTTAAATCATCCAAACCATCAAAAATTCAATCATTTAGAAATAAACTGTTTCAAAGCGCAATTAACAAAAATAAAGTTTTAGCTTTAAGAAAATTAGGTTTAATGAAAGAACCTGCTTTTCTTCCTACTAGTGGCTTTCTTCAAACCTTTGAAAATCTTCCTGAAATTTATGAAGATTTGACAGAAGAGGAATTAAATGAACTAGCTATGGAAGTTAATAAAATGAAACAATACTCAAGTGGAATACTTTCAATGCCAACTGTTTCTAAGACAATGATTAAAGGACAAGATTTATTAGGTAATGTAACTGAGGCTCAAGATCTCTTAAATCGAAATAAATTAACACAAAGTAAATTTGAAGAATTATTTCCTGGACCAGATATACCGACTGACAGAGAGGGCCCAAATCAACAAGACCCATGCAAGGGACCCAACCCACCTGCGTATTGTTTTATTGGAGAAAATGCAGATGAAAATCAAGAGGATGTCATAACAAGAAATCTAGCAGGATTAACACCACGTATGGGTGGTTCTATGTTTGATTTTACAAATATGGCTGAAGGTGGTTTAGCAGACATGGACAGAGAAGCATTCTTATTAGGTGGTATAGCAAAAGGATTAAAGAAAGCTGTAAGAGGTGTTAAGAAAATTGCAAAATCTCCAATAGGTAAGGCTGCATTAGGTTTTGCTGCTCTTAAATTTGGTGGTGGTTTAAGTGGTCTTAAAGGTAAATTATTTGGATTACCAGGCGTTGATGAATTTGAAGGCACTATGGGTTTATTTGGTAAATTAGGATTAACAGAGGGATTTGGAGGAATTATGCCAACTATAAAAGGTGGTATAACTCTTGCATCAATACTACCATTACTAGTTGGAAAAACAGATGAAGAAAAAGATGATATACTAAAAGAATATTATGCATCTCAAAAATTAGAACCAGCAACCACAGCTAGGCAAGCTGGTAGTAAGTTTGATTTTTATCAATACAATTTAGCAGAGGGTGGTACTCCTAGAAAAGAACCAGTAGCTAAAAAAGTTATGCCATTATTAGATATGGATGGCATGGAAAAAGACTATAGAGCAGAGGGTGGATTTGTACCTATTGGACGTATGGAGAAAGCAGACGATGTGCCAGCTAGACTATCTAAGAACGAATTTGTATTTACAGCTGATGCAGTCAGAAATGCAGGTGACGGAGATGTGGACAAAGGCGCAGAAGTTATGTATAACATGATGAAAAACCTCGAAGCCGGAGGTGAAGTATCAGAAGAATCGCAAGGCTTAGAAGGCGCTAGAGAAATGTTTCAAACATCACAAAGACTAGGAGAAGTCATATAATGGCAACAGAAACCGTAATAAATAGACCCGCACCATTTGTAGAGGAAATAGGTAAAAAGTTATCTGAACAAGCTTTAGGTTTACAACAAGTTCCAGTCGTTACAACTGGTATCGCAGGAATTACAAGACAACCAGGAGAAACAGATGCTGGCTTTAAAGCAAGACAAGATGCTGCAAGAGCATTTACAACTAGACAACAAAATTTAGCTGGTGTTGCACCACAAGTTGCAGGACAAACAGCTTTACAACAACAAGCACAAACTTTAGCACAACAAGGTGTTGGATCATTTCAACCTTTTTTACAAAGAGCAGAAACAGAAGCACAACTTGCTAGTGGATTAGGGACCGCGGCTCTTGGACAATTAGGAGCAATAGGAACAGGCGCTACAGCATTTCAACAAGACGTATCTCAATTTATGTCTCCGTATCAACAACAAGTTATTGATGCGTCACTCGCAGAATTTGATCGTAATAAACAAATGCAGGAACAACAGTTACGAGATCAACAAGCAAAATTGGGAGTGCTCGGTGCAGGCCGAGCGGGAGTGCAACTCGCAGAGTTTGGCACAGGGGCAGCGAGAGAAAGAGCTTTGTTACAAGCTGGTTTATTACAACAAGGATTTAATCAAGCAGCTTCACAAAGACAACAAGATATTGCAAATAGATTTGGTTTAGCAACAGCTGCACAAGGATTAGGTGGGTTTAGATCTAACTTAGCGCAACAACAAGCTCAACTTGGATCTGCTATTCAAGGCTTACAAGGAACAGACATAACTAGATTAGGTCAGTTAGGATCTATCAACCAAGCTCAAAGACAAGCTGAACTTGATGCACAAAGAGAAGCTACAAGAATGGCTGCATTCCAACCACAAGAAGAATTGAATAGATTT